CACAACGGGGGTGTCGACATAGTTTCTTAGAATAGCATTGGGGGCAAACGATGCAGCAGTAGAACCTGGGGTTACAGGAACTCTGTTGACAGATGCAGTAGCCAGGGTTGCCACAGAATTTCCAGTCTGAACTGTAAACTTGTAGACAAATGCAGGCTGAGTGTAGTCTGTAGAAAATGCTGTAGACCAGGACAGGTTGTCGCTGGGGTATAGTGTATAGCTGGGCTGTGTAATTGTGTATGCCATTTTACTTTATGCTTCCTAATAATTTTACTATCTCTGCTTCTATCTGTGGAGGCAAAGTTATTTCGACGTCTTTAGCTATCTGGTCGCTGATGTTGGTAATCATTCTTGCTATCCAGGGTTTAGCTGGAATACCAAACTTACGGATGTTTACTCTTGCTCCCCATTCTTTTAGATTTCCACCCACTGGAGCAGGTCTGCCGAACTTATCTTTAGTTGCTTTGTACTTAAAAATCTCTTTGCTGTACCCTCTGCCAGATGGATGCTTAGTTCCAAATGCTCCTTGAACTCCGGCGTCCTGAAACAAGCCATAATTGTTGAAAGAGATAACAATGTCGTCCTCAGTTACTTCCACCTTGATAGAAGACTTTAATGCTCCAGTCTTTGGGTAGGCCTGCTGTGCAACTGTTGTCAACTGCTGGCTGAACTGGTCAAACTTTAGATTTACCTTCATTATACGAACGGTAGATTTTCAGAACACATCTCCATGAAGGCAGAGATGGTTAGAGTCAAGGTGTTCCCAGCAACGTAGTCTTTCAACTGCTCTTGAAACGGTGTGTATGTTCCGGTGCCTTGGACTTCCCAAGATTCTGGATCTCCTGCTTGATAGAGCAGTCTGGTGTAGATGTCGTTTAGTATGCCCTGTGTGTCAGAGATAACATACTTGAGGTTGGACTTGTCTGGCAGCAACATGTCAAAGCAGACCAAAGAAAAGTTGTAGTTGATCTTACCGGTAGACGGGTAGCTTGCCCCTTCAGGAACAAGGTAAACCACTGGGGTTGTATAGTCAGGTAGATCGTCCATGTCGGTCAGGAAACCGTATCTAAATTCCTGGACCATCTTGTGGGCTTCCACCAGTGCTTCGATTCTGTTTACTATCTGCAGTTGTACTGATTGCAATTGTGCCATGTTTATAGATATAGTTTTAGAGTTTTTTTCTAACGGCCTTTATGGGCTTGTTCCATGTTAAACCTTTCGGTGTCAGCCTTGTCCACCAGATAGGCAATGTTGGTCAGAACTGTCTGGTGATTTAGCAGCAGAACAGGTTCTATCTCTACTGCCCTTTCTCCTGCAAGGACCCAGAGGTAGGTGTACCAGCCCCATCCTGAGAGATCTTTTTGAGGGACTCCGTTAATTCCGACTGAACTGTTTCCAGTTGATGCTTTAAAGATCTGAGGGAACCTTTGACTAATACCTGCGATGTAATCAAAAAAAAAGTGGTGGTGTAAGCTGCAAGTGATCCTGGCATTGTCTTAAACTCATCTTCTCTTTTCATGCAAGCCAGGGTGTCGTAGTCTTCTATCTGGTACTTTACAGATGCAAGGAGATTTAGACCCCACTGTTTAGCCCGGTTAGACTTAGACAGAAGAGCCTTAGCTGCAAAGTAGGCCTTTATTCTGGACCAATACCCTATCTTTGTAACTGGTCTCCAGAGCATTGCCATCAGGAGAATCATGTTGGTTTGTAGATCTTTAGCCTGCTCTACTAAGTCTACATAGAGACCGAAAGTCATAGCTTGCAAGTCCTGCTTACCGTAGAGTTTGCCGTTGTGGAAAACTAAGTTAGGAAAAGCAGTAATCTCTGGCATCTGGAACTTGCTTAGGTCCAGCTCGTCGATTTCCTTTAGGGTCAGCTTACCCTTTGGCTTGCCCAGAAGAGCAAGAATGATCTGTTCTTCGGTAGGTTCTTGACCAAGTCCTGAGAGTTTTCTATATTGTTCTGCGGTTACTTCCATCTTAGATTATACTGTTCTGGTTGGGAAATATTTCAAGAGAAGGCAGGGCTGCTGTGATTGGTCCATGGTTCTGGTTCTGCCCTTCTGCCTCTTGTCTGAGCAGCTCGTTTAACTTGGCTGCAAACTGTTTGGTCTTGTGTCTCTTGAGCTCGTGAGCTTCTTTACGTTTGGCTGCTTTAGCCTTGTGGTTCTTTCTGTTCTTACTTACTGGCATTGTCTAATTCTTTTCTTAGTCTTTCTATTTCCTGATATAGTCTATCTTTAGTTCCTGATCCTCTGGGTTCTCCCATTGGCTTATTGTGGATAAAGAAATTGTAGGTTGCTTCTGTTAACCACTCTCTGTGTTCGTCGTCTCCATGTAGGATTCCGTCTAAGAATCTTTCCAGGTCTTCTATCTTAATGTTGTAGTTCATATTATCTCATTGTTGGGAAAGCAACTAACGGCCGGTTGGCCTTGTCGCTGAGTTGTTTATTGGCAAATGCGATGGACATAACTATGTCATCATGGTAACCTCCTGGTGCTGAGTAGCTTAGCTTGCCAGAAGGTAGTAGCTTGTAGGTAAAGATGGACAGCTCGATGTGCAGCTCTGGCCACAGAGACTCTATAGGAAACTGGATCTTGCCCTCTGCTATGCTGTGCTTTAGCTTTTCTATAAGATCACCTTTGTTGGTGCCTGTGTGGATAGAGGTTATCTTAGACCCGTGCCGCTTACGCAGGATCTCATAGACTACGCTGCCGATAGAATTTAACTCCACCAGACACTCACAGTTCCAGTGCTTTATCTTTTCTCCGACTGCATCTATGATCTCTTCCCAAGATGTCTTGTTCTCTCTATGGTAGTCCACCAAATTGCCCTTAGAATCAAAGACTGTTAGAACTGTATAGTCGTTGGCCAGAGCAAGATCCAAACCTGCATAGTATTTCTCCCCTTCTTTCTTCTTGGCTGGGAAGGTCTCTAATGTGCAGACTCTTCCGTACCCGTTAAACACAGAACCAGCAGAGTCTAAGAAGACTCCAAGATACTCTGATAAGAAGGTGTTGCGGGGTAGTGTACGCTGAGCTTGTTCGATGTCCACTGGGTTAATATAGGGATTCTCTGAAGTTGTGATTCTATAAGAGGCCCAGTCTGGGAACGTTAGGTCTTCTCCCCATTCAAAGATCTTAGCAAACCAGTTCTTGCCTCTTGGTGTAGACACAAACAAAGCCTTCTTGCCTCTAATCATAAAGGCTGGCTTTAGAACTTCTGTCCATAGAGACTCCTTAATGTAGGCTGCTTCGTCTATAACCAGGTGGGTCAGAGTTAATCCCCTGAGGTTCTGGTCTGTCTCTGCAGATACCATGCGGATGGTAGAACCATTCTTAAAGGTCATGATTAGATCTGCTGAGTTGCAAGAGGCAACCAGTGGGCAGTTTACCCCAGTTGCTCTGGCCAGATCTCTGAACGTCTTTTTGGACTGGGCGAAGATAGGGGAAACTAATAGGCAGTAGGAATTCTCCTGTTCGACTGCCCACTTCAGCAGGAGAACCATCGACAACAAGGTCTTCCCACACTGTCTTGACGACACTAAGACATGATGCTTAGTTTTCGTAGACAATATACCCTTCAGGATCTTCTGTTGGGCTTGGTAGGGCTTGAAGTTCGATTGGATCTGTAGACTCATCGTCTGCTGTTATAAAGTTAAAGCTTACATTCTGAAACAGATCTTTACCATCTGCTCCGGTTACTTCTTGTCTGGAAAGCTGGGGAACAAAGCGTTCTGATATCTTTGTGTAGATCTCCAGCGCTTTAGCTGGGTCTCTTTCGCCTACTCTGTTTATCCACTCTTCCAGTTGGGGAACGTTGTTCTGCAGCAACTGGGCAAATGCTTGCTTTATTTCTTCTGCAACTTTGTTGCCTGCCCCTTTGGGTTTACCTGCTGGATTGCCTGAAATACCTGGGGTCCAATTTGGATTAGCCATAATTGTATGAGTTTGTATATTTCTTATAGATATGGAATCTTAGATTATTTCTTTTAGGGCTCTTTGGTATGCCTCAGCTGCCTCTTCTTTTGTGCTGTATCTTCCCAGAAACTTTTGAATGCCCTTGATTTTTATCCTTGCTCTGAACTGATTCCTGCCCTTGTCAAAAGAAACCCCAGTTGGTAAATCCCGCAGAAAAGAATATGCCTTTGAAATATTGGCTCTGTTTGTCAGGAGCTGTATATTTTCCAACCTGTTGTTTACCTTGTTCTCATCTATGTGGTCCACTTCTAATCCGTTTCTGCCGGGGACATGTCCAAGAAAAGCCATTGCTACCAGCTGGTGGATTTTAAATATTTTGTTCTTCTTGCCGATACTAAATTTTACCACCCAGTAGTTTTTTAGCATTCTTGGCTTCATGATTCCCGGCTTACCTGTTCTTCCAAAGCTTGTAGATCTAACTTCCCCCTCTGTAGAAACTTCGTATTTCTCATAGCCAGGAACTGGTGCCCAAATTACTTCATTCATTCTTTCTTCTTTCTTGGTCTTGCAACCTTTGGCTTTGTAATCTTGTCCTCTGACTGGGTGGCCTCTGTTCTTGCCTCTTCGTTTGCCGCCTTTAGCAACTTATAGTCCATCCTCTTCTGATGCAGAAAAGCAATGGCCTTATCATAGGATTCAAAAGTCTCAGATGGTATGTTGATGTACAGATCGTACCTGTTTGCAAAAGACTGGGAAACTGGGTTCTTTCTAAACACATCGTCTGGCTTATCTGTTGAGAGAAATAGGTCCATGTACTCAATGCGGTGAGTTGCCTTGTTGCGGATTTCGTAAAAGTTATACATTTGCTCTTGATTCTGATTTTACAATTCTCTTGATCTGGGTGTGCGAACAGTTGTATGCTGCTGCCAGAATTCTGTAACTTAGTTTGTTGGTGTAGCGCAGCAGTTTAATTTCGTTTACCTGCTGGTCGGTTAACTTTACATTAGGATTTTTCATCCCTTTGTTGTCGATGTTGTGATCTTTTTTATACATGATTAGTTTTAGTTTACATATTAGTAAGGTTTTACTTTACATATTATTAATATAGGTGGTCGAATACATCCATTGAGGGGTCTTCGAATTTAATGTCTAAAGATTGGGGGTGAACTATCCTTGGTCCAGCTGGGATGTATTCCATTTTGATTAGGCCCAGCATCATCATATGCATCCAGGCGTCTGTTATCTCTTGTTGGGTTAGTCCGTAGATCTTTTGGAGGTAGCTGTCTGTTACGGTTACAACATTGCCTCTGGATTTCCAAGCCCAACAGTAGTTCAGCATAATCTTCTCTTGGAGACTTAGATCGGTGCGATCCCAGACTTCTTGTGTGTGTAGGATAAACTTGCTCATGTTAGTCCTTCCAAGGTAATTTAAGTGCATCTTCTAAGGTGCCCATGTTGATGTTCATGAACACCTTTTTGTCTACGTTGTAGAACTTGGCCATGATAAAGCCCAGTTCTGAAATGCTGGTGGACTTGTGGATCCAACGGCCTTCATGTCCTTCGATTGTGTAATAAGTTTCCTGTTTCATATTAGTTTAGTATTATAGTTTAGAATTGTGTAGATGTTCCATCGGTAACAGTTGGTAACAGTAAAATTAAGGGGGGTAACAGTAAAAGTGTTACCTGAAAACCTAACTTTTTAAATCTGTTTGGATTGGTTATCTCTATATTATACTTTAGTAACAGTAGTAACAGTAGTATAGTATACTTATATAAAAAGAAGGGTAAGGGCCCCAAGATTAGTGTTACCTGTTGCATTTCTTTAGAAAACTGAGAAATGTCCATTTTCATCATCGTTTGAGATGGTTTTCGGTAACACTTTTACTGTTACCTTTTCATTTTCCAAGTTTTTCCTGTCAATAGTCCAACCTCTTTTGTTGGCTCCATTGACTTTCTTCTGGTAGTTTTTACCTAATCCGAACTCAACAGACATAACTTTTGTCAGAAATCTAAAGTCAAAAGACTTTTTAGACTTGGCCATTAGGTCTTGTATCTCTGTCGAACCGTAGTGCCATGCATCTAACCCTCTATCTTCTAAGTCTGTTAAGAACAGCTCTTTGAGTTCATGGTATAACCAGGATTTACCCAGTTCTGCTGCTGCGTTAAACTCCTCTGTAATATAATCTTCAGTGGCAAACCAGAGTCTTGTCTTCTTTTCTGCCTTTAATTTTCTCTGGGATAGCATCATTAAGAATGCTCCTGCTTCTTCTCTTAGCTTATCAAATAGTTCTGTGTCAAATTCATTAAGGGAGGGAACCTTTGTAATCCAATATCTTGTGTCGTTTTGGGTTATCTTTAGAAAGTTTGTTTCGTCGTTGGAACAGATGACAAGCTTACCAAAATAGTCAATCTCTACAGGGGTAATACCTTTAGGATGCCAGTTTACTTTCTTCTGAGTTACCCATCTCTTAATCTTTGGACCAACTTGCTTCATTAGATTGTCGTCCGTTTCTGTTTCATCTATGAGAATAAAGTTTTTATGGGCAAAGTGAGAGTTAAAGTCTCCGTTAAATTCTTCGATAGAAATTTGAACTGTGTTGCTGCCGAACAGAATTTCTAAAAGCCAGAGAAACGTTGTCTTTCCTGTGTTTTGTTCTAAAGAAACTAAACAGATAACAGGAAGACTATGCTTTGGGTTTTGGTATGAAATCTGTAGCCAGTCCAACACAATTTCATATTTGTCTCCGAAGATGCGGGTTAACACCTTTTCGTAGGTTGGCCACTGACCTTCTTTTAAAACCCAGAAGATATCTTTGGCAAGATTCCACCTTCCTTCTACTATTTGGTGGTAGTTCACATACTCTGGAGAATTAATAAACCCGTCGTACTTTGGAGACTTTCTAATTATTTCTTCTGCATCTTGCTTAGAATGATCCTGCTTAATCGACTCTGTGTTCCAGAGAATAGGATCTTTAGAAGGAGAATCAGGTGCTTTGTGCCATCTTGTTCCAATTCTAAAGTAGGTTGTGTTCTCTTCCCAGAATCCGTTAGTGATGGTCTTCTTAATCTTCTTTAGAAATTCCTCTTTGGTTAGATCATCTTTAGTAATTGGTTCAAACTGTTTTTTATTTAGTGCTCCGTAGAACTGTGCCTTTAAATCTACATATGCTTTTTTGGGATCTGAAATGCCAGGAGACTGCTTTAAAGCCTGCCATAGAATTTCAAGAGCATTTTCTTTCTCAATGTCCCATGCTCCTCCTTTGATCATCTTAGCTGCAAGAATAGAAGACTTTTGGGTTTGGGTAAACACCTGACCTTTAGGACATTCACTAAGAAATCTAAGCAGATAAATTAGATGCTTGTCGTCTTTCTCTTCCATCGGAACATAATCGAACACTGTGATTGTCTTTTGTGGAACGAAAGCAATTGGATTTTCTACTGCATAGACGTCAGGATCCCAGCAGATAAACATAGACTGAGACAGCGTTGCTTGCTTTGGATCTAACTTACATCTCCACAGATTTTCAAAGTAAGGGTAAACCCCCATTTTAACAGTTTGTGTGAATGTTTCTTTGTTCATCTTTAGATCAACTTTGATTAAACCTTTGATGCCGTTAGAGGGAGATTTAAATGCTATCCCGACAAATTCTGTTGTGCAAATTCTATCCCACAGAGCATTCCAATCTATTTCAGGATTATCCCCTCTATCGATGTCGAAACCAACAAAACCTGTCCAAGTTTCTAAAATAAATCCTTCATTACTTTTTATTTCAAACTCTCCTACTGGGGTAAAGTGTGGAAAAAACTTCTTTATCTTGTCTGTTGCTTCTGTTTTTCCTGCAACCTCATATTCTCTCCTGTAATCAAGCGTTAGATTTTTAATGTCCTGGGATTCTTTTATTCCTCTAACCAGAGTTAACAGATCCAAAGAACCTGTTGGGGTTTGATTTGGTACAAAATACCCGTCTTTATTTTTAAAAAGACTAAATTTAATTTCTTTATTCATTATTAATTATTTTTTTACTAAACAAAAAAAAGACCTTGTCTCCTTTGGATGTGGGGCTCCTCGGGAAACAGGTCTTTTAAAGTCTTCGTTTGTATCCCCCCACGGAATAATAAACTGTTATGTATTGTACTATATACCTTCTCTTATGTTTCTTTTTTTCACCTAACTAATTTTCGGTCCTGAACAATCTTTTTTACCCTTGACGTAGATGACCAGCCGAACCTGTCGATAATGGCGTAGAAGGTTAACCCTAAGTGGAAGAGTCTTTCTACTTCGTCTGCCTCTTCTTGGGTAGTTCTGGTCTTGGGCGTTCCTTTGGAAGAATGGGAAGACTTTTTAATTGGATGCTTAAGAACAGGGGCCACATACCTTTCACGTGCCCCCATCAGCCATTGTGGTAGTAAAAGCATTTCGTAGAGTTGATCTTTGTCGACCCCTACTGCAGCCATTCGATTCTCTATTTTTATTAGATGTTCTACTGATGCTCTGACGAATCGGTTTTTAGTTGTAAGATAGGGTTCTCTTTCTTTTCCACTAAGAGGTCCTGACATGACTAAATTTTCTTTTCTTAAGTCCATTGGATTCCCATTTGCGTAGAAGAAGTGTGGGGTAAAAACAGATTCTCCTGTGTAGCATTCCCAGATAATCCTGCATTTAGATCCGCAAGATGTTCTGGTTATTTGATTTCTAATCGTAGATGTTCCTCTCTTATCGTAAATTCCGAACTTAGACTCATCACAGTAGAGAACTCCAAGCTGGTTGCATTTAATATCTAAAGTCGGGTGCTGGTAGAACACCTCTTCCTCATCGTCTTCTAAAGACGGAAACTTAGCCTCAAAGATGTGCTTTGCTTTATAGACTATCACCGGCGTAAAGATCGTTGGACTTTAGGTAGGTTTGTAATTTCAGAATCTGCTTTTGGATGTGTTCATAGTCTCCAATTAGAATTTTCCTGCAGTGCAGAGCCATGTCTTCTGGAATTTCGTCTGCAATTAGCATCATGGTTTCTATTTCTCCCTTATCGAACCAGTCTCTGATCAGGAGAACAACAAGTAGATTCTTTTTGAATCTAATGTTCTGGATCTTCCAGTTCTTGTCCTGGTAGTAGAAAAATCTATTGGGGTCGTAGATGTCGTGCAGCAGTTCTGCTATCTTCGGGTGCCTTTCGACAACGGATCTTTTATCTTGTTCCATTGTCATTATAGTCCTAACTTGGAAAAAAGGCAATAAAAAGCCCCGGGAAGTTATGAAAAACCCGGGGCGATAAAAAATATCATGAGGGACCTAATTGATAAAAAAGTAAAAACTAAACTGTGCAACAGGAAATTGCCGGTCCCTCAAAACTATATACCGACTAAACCTTAAAAAGTTTCGGATCGATTTAGCTTATTTAACTCTTCTGCAAGTTCGAAGTGGATCTGCTTAACTGCCCAATCCGCATCCCAGACGTCAGTAAATCCTTCTGGAAGATCCCCTTCTACTGAGATATCAACGATGGTGGTAACTCCGTCTCTGTGTGAAACTGTTACTACTGCAAGAAAAATCTGGCTTTCGCCTTCGGTTTCCCAGGTCAGTACGAATTCATACTGCTGGAGAAGAGACGTTGGTCTCTGATAAACAAGTGACTGTATCATATATGTAATTTTTTAATTAGAGATTTTAGCAGGTAGGTGCAGAGTTCAAGATCAAAATAGGCGTTATGGGCAGTCTTGTACAGAAAGTTGTGGGCATCTAAGACAAACTGTCGTTCGTCCGCCTTTAGTCTTTTTCTACCGACCATCGGAGCCAGCTGTTCTGTCATGAATACCTCTAAGACAGATCTTGGAACGTTCCTCCAGATTAGCCGACGATAGAAGGAGCCCTTAACTCTATTCAACACAGACACCGTATAGTTCTTATCCACCTGATACTTGGCTGAAATGCCCATAATTGTAAGGCCCTTTTCATAATAGTCCTTAATGATGTTTTTGTCAGACGGGAATAGGTCTTCGATCCAGGCCTTTACCAGATCCAACTTAATGTCGATCTCTTCTTCGGTATATGTGTCCTCTTGGATTTCACCCAGATCTTTAGAATCCAACTTCGGCTGGGTCTTGTACTTCCGGTAAAAATAAGACGTCTTGGATCTATCTTGGTTCATGATTGTTCTAATAAACCAGGGCTTTACTAACCCCTTTTCTCTCAGAATCTCTTTCTTTTCAGCATTATACTCCATCCAGTAGATTGCTACCTCTTGGGTTAGGTCGTCAGCCAGGTGGTGATTCTGAGTTAACTTCTTAACCAAAATGCATAAAAGCTTATACTCTTCTTCTGTAATGGGGGATTTATCCAAAATGGACGGGGATATTTTTACAACAGTAATTTTCTTTATAGAAAAGAAACTTGTACTTGTTTCAACTATATAATTCTATATATGAAACCAACAACTAAATCGACAAATAATCTTCTCATTCACCTAAATGGAGGCCTTGGGAAATGTATCATGGCCACCGCAGTTATTGCGTCTTACAAAAGAACTTTTCCTGATGCAAAGGTAATCGTTGTCAGCGGCTACCCTGAAGTTTTCGTTAACAATCCCTACGTCTATAAGAATTTCCCATTTGCTACCCCCTACCTTTGGCAAGATTACTACGGAAATCCAGACTGGAAAGTTTCTGCGCATGATCCGTACATGGAGCAGAGCTGGATTAAGAACGAATCAAAGCATTTAATTGAGATATGGTGCAAACTGCTGGGCGTAGATGCAGTTCAGAAAACACCTTTGCTGTACTTTTCTGGGCCAGAACTGGACGAACTAAATGCCATGATTAGAGTAGACAAACCACTATTAGTAGTTCAGTCTACTGGGGGTGCAAATGCCTCTGCCCGTTCATGGACAAGAAACCCGCCCCTATCAGAATTCGACGACTACTTAGCCCAGTATATGGAAACCCATTTTGTTCTACACTTAGCAGTTCCTGAGACCCCAGCTCTTAAAAATTGCCACCAAAGGGTAGACAACTTAAACCGCAGACAGGCTATGGCTCTTGTCCACTATGCCGTAGAGTTTGTCGGAATTGATTCTTTTGGAATGCATTCAAGGGCAGCGAATGAGTTGGCTGGCCCTACTACTATTTTCTTCCCACTTGCTGAATCAGTAGATAGATTAGGTTATGCTGGAAAGACTTGGAATAATATAGTCCCTACTGCTCAGGTTCAGCAAATGCTGTTAAACCATCAAGACTACTATGCTACAGTTTTCAAACTGTCTATAGAAAATGCAAGTGAGAATTGTCCAATACCCGTAGGTGTTAAATGGTTTAACCCTAATGGAGGACAATCTATATAAAGTCTTAGTTATTTCTTTTTGTCTGCAGAAGATAAAAGAAGGCGACCAAAATCACCACTATTTACAAATAGCAATTATTACTCTACAGGAATTAATCGACAATATGATTAACCCTGCCCCACAGACCGTTTAACGTAGTTGTGGGCAGTCTTAGACTTTGAAGTCTTTGTTTTTGCATGAATGCCCTTACGCTTAGGCTTAGGCTTAGCCATAAAGGCTGCTATGCTGGAAATCTTAGCTTTAGCCATTGTTAGATATTAGTAACAATTTCTATTTGTTCTGGTTGTCCCAAAACAGGAAACAATGATTCATCGTAGATGATATACCAAAAAACTGGTGTATTTAGTGAGGCAGCCCAGTAACCAGTCCAATTTTGAGTTACGTCTTCCGGCTCAGCAGGAATTCCATAATAAACGTTACAGTCGTTTTGTGCAGTATCTGCTTCTGCCTCAGTAGAAAATTTATATCCGTTAATAAGTGCCATAGTAAGAATTTATATTTGAATTAATCGCAACTCTATTTGCGGATTGATTAGAAAAATAGTTGAAAAATTCAGACAAATACATTTTTGCTGAGTTTGCTGTTTCGTTAGTTCTATAAGTTCCCATCCAAGTAACAGATGATGCATTGAGAGTAATACCAGGAATTGTATTTGTTCCATCTGAAACATTGTTTGTCCAAGCTCCTAAATTTCCTGCTCCAACTCCTTGAAATAAAGTGTTTCCAATAAACAATGCGTTTTGTCTTGTTGTTTGATATACCTCATATGGATTATAGTAACAAGAATTTATTTTACCTCCTCCCTCCCAATCTACAGCAGAAGAATCGTCGATACCAAGTTTTTTAGAAGTTATGATACCACCATAGGGATAAGGGGAAAGACTTCGGGTAACATAGAATGCAGACATAGTTGATTGGCTAAATCTTTGAGAACTAATAGCAAGATAGTCGTTAGTTCCGTCGAACAACATAGAAGGTTTCCCGTTCTGTGTATTTACAATCCCCGAAACTACTATCTGTGGCTGAGAAGTAGCAGAAGATTGTGTCATATTATAGCCATTCCCGGACTGATCATAGAAGGTGGTAACAAACCCATCCCCTGCTCCCACAAAAGAAAGCAGAGAGGCTGTATTAAGATTTACTCCAGAAAATCCAATATCTTGTTCTGCGTTGTCTGAAGATCTTCTAACTCTAATAGAAGACCCAGCATATGCAGTTCTAAGAAGTCTTAGAGAATATGCAGTGTCTGCTCCTCCATAAAGATCTAATGGAGGAACTACATAAACTATAGGAGTTGTAAGAAAAGCAAATGGTGTGGTAAACATTAACTAAAGTTTAGATTAGCGTTTCCGTAGTATCCAGTAACTCCTGCGATGTAAATTAAAGAAACTGCGTCCGTTGCTCCGGCCGCTGTCGATAGAGTTGGCGCCGTTCCGCTCGGCCAGTCTACATCTGCTCCCCATGAAACCGTCTTGCCGCCTGTTCCGCCCTGAGTTAGGAAGAGGGTGTAGACTGCTCCATCGATAGGATTAGACTTAGTCAACGTTGTGATGTTAGAAGTTAAAGTTAGCGTCTGGATGTTTGAGTTGTCCCAGTCCAGAGTTACAGAACCTCCGGTTGATCCAACTGCGTTGGTCAAAGATGCTGCTTGTCCAGTTACTTTTAGATTTGGTGTGTAGACTGTGTTAGAGGCATCTGCTGTGATACAAGATCCCCCAATAATAACTGAATTAGCATAATTAGAACCAATGGTGTGAGAATTACCACCAACGATAATGTTTGCAGCTCCTGTAGAAGTCATAACGTTATAAAATCCTCCTAAAACTCCAGACCATCTTGAACAAGTGTTACAAGATGCATAAGTGTTAATCACAAATGCATTATACTGAGCAGTTACACAGCTATCTTGAGAACCAATTGCGATATTACCGGAAATTCCGGTAACTGTGTTATTTAAACCTCCAAGAAGAATTGAACCACCAGATCCACACATTCTACTATTCCAAGAACCTATCATAGTTCCAACAAACTCTGATCCTCCTGTTTGGAGAGATAATATAGATCCTCCACCGTTTCCGATAGAAACACCCCCAGGGATATTATTTGTGTTGCAAACTGTAGAAGATCCAACTGGAATGTGAATAGTGCAATTTGCTGGGTTAGAAACATTAAATCCAATAGTAACTGAACAAGCCCCTGTAGTCTGTGAAGAGTTACCAATAACCACTGAGTTGCAAGCCCCAGTTCCTCCGTTAGAAAGAGAACCTAAGACGATGGTGCCGGTTGCTCCTGCAAATAGTTGTGCGTTGTTTCCGATAGAGACTGCGCAGTTTACACCTGATGCTGCTGTTGCTCCAATAGCTGTTGAAACCAAAGAACAGGTCTGTTGAACTGTGATTGGAGAAGTTGCATTAGAACCTGCTGGTCCTGTTGCTCCCGTTTGTCCTTGTGGACCAGTTGGACCAGTCATTCCAGCTGCAATGGTGATGTCAGTTCCGTCTGAGTTTTTAACATGCAGAGCCTTATCGGTCCCAGCATAAAGGGTTACTACTCCGACTGCCGGGGTTGCTGGTGCTGCAGCAGTAGAGATATTGATCTGGCCCCCAGTGGAACCTACGTTGATTATTGCATTTGCCATGTTTATGGATTATTTTGTGTTAGGAAGAAGTTTGTATTGATGGTTAGCGATCCCCCGTTGTTAATGGTTATGGGATCGCAGTCTGTGATAGTATCTACGGAAACAACGTAGGTTTGGCCATTAACGATGGTACATGGGAAAGTTGGAACTGGAATTGGTCCAGATCCGAAGATGCTTTCTCCTATAATTAAGCCTATGATGTTTAACATGGTTTAGTATAGTCCGTAAGCTGTTCCAGCAGAAACTGAAGTTACATTGGAAATTCTAAGAGGCTGGTAGCCTGCAGGAAGTCCCATTGTCAAAGTTTGTCCACCTGCAGTGGTTAGGGTTAGAGTTGCTGCATCAGTAAGCAAAAGAGCAAAAGATCCAACGCCTGCAATAGAACCTGAAGTGGCTCCTGGGGTTAGTTGAACGATGTTCTGTGCTTGAGCAATCTGTAGCTCTTGAGCAATAGCCTGTAGGAAAGAAGATGCCTGCCAGGTTGAAAGTGAATCGGGGGTAGTTATAGCCATGATTTTATGATTTTAATTTATTATGTAAATACTATGTGAATAGCTCCGCTATTGTCTCTGTAAATTTGTCCGTCTACCAAACCTCCAGCTTTTGCATTTGCATTGTTAGAATATGTAGATAGTGGGGTTGCAATATAAAGAGCATTTACGTGCGCTGTGTTTGCAACTACTGAAGTTAGATTATTTCCTAAAACAACTGCATTTTGGATACCTGTTGCTCCGACAGAAGAGTTGCCTAAGACGATGGTGCCGGTTGCTCCTGGGAAAGTCTTTGAATAATTTCCAATAATTGTTGTTTTTACCTCATTTGAACAGCTTGATGACCCAATAACAACATTGTCTTCAATATTAGAACCTGTTGTTGGATTAGACGATGACGAATATCCTAATACTACTCCGTTTGTAGATTGAGCTCCCGGACCTATTGCTATTGCTCTATAATAACCTGCATTTGATGAAGTTCCTACTGCAAGAGATCCAGGTAAACCTGCTACTGCAAATGCTCCAACTGCTGTAGAACTTGAAAATAAAGCGCAAGAACATTCTCCGATAGCAACTTGATTACCTCCAAAAGTATAAGCATTTTTACCTATAGCAACATTACCTGAATCTGCTGCGCAAGCATTATTACCAATAACAACTGCGCAGTTTGCTGCAGCTGCTGCAGTTCCTCCAACTCCAGTAGAAACTA